AGCCACACAGTTGCAGCTCGCCAAGGTCTTCCCGGCCCTGATGACGATTGCGCCCGACCTGGTCATTAAGAACATGGACATCCCGCAAGCGCAGGAGATTGGCGACCGCGCTAAGAAGATGCTCCCCCCGCAGTTGCAGGATGAGCCGGGTACCCAGGACTTCCCGCCAGCGGCGCAGCAGCAGATTGCGCAATTGACGACACAGAACCAGCAGCTCACACAACACCTCAATTCGGCAGTCGACAACATCAAGCAGGGCCTCAGCGTGAAGCAACTTGAGGCCGCATCGAAGGAGAAGATTGAGGGCATGAGGGTACAAGTCGACATGGCCAAGCTCTCGCTCGAACAGCAGCGGATAGCCGTAGACCGCGAAAAGGTACAAGCCTCCATCATCGTCGCCCAGCTCACCGCAAAGCAGGCGGATGCGGATGCAAACGCAGACCGTGAGCTTGAGCTTGTACAGCAGGCCATCGACAATTCGCACGAGTTCGCGATGAGCCAAGTGGGACACCAGAACAATCTAGAGGCCGCGCAGCAAGCGGATGATAACGCGCCCGAACCGCAAGGCGCTGACTAAGTTTAGTACGAATGCACGGCGCATTCTCGCCGGCTAAATCCAAGGAGAACACCTTGCCTGAAGAACTGCTAACACCAGCAGAAGAGACTGCCGCGCCTGTCGAAGGCACAAACGAAACCCCAGGGTCGGCACCCGGGGACAGCACCGAACCACCAGCGGAGAAGCCCAAAGTAACGGGAGGCTTTCAGAAGCGCATCGATAAGCTGACACGAGAGAAAGAGCACTGGAAAGACGAAGCGCTCAAAGCTCTCCAAAAGCCTGTTGCGTCGTCTGCGACTGAAGCCCCGAAGACTGACGGCAAACCCCAGGTAGACAATTTCAAGACCCACGCTGAGTACGTCGAAGCCCTCACGGATTGGAAGGTAGCGGAGAAGGTAAAAGAGTTCCGCGCCGAACAGAACGCAGAGAAGGCGAAGGCTGCACAGAAGACCGTCGAGAGCAATTTTCAGGAGAAGCAGAAGGCATTCAAGGAAGCCACGCCGGACTTTGATGAAGTCATGGCTGAAGCTGACATGCAGGTTTCCCGCGCCGTTATTGATGAAATCGTCAACAACGAGAACGGGCCAGCCCTGCAGTACTTTCTGGCAAAGAACCCTGACGAGGCAGCGAGGCTATCCCAGCTCAGCCCCGTAGCTCTCGCACGTGAGGTGGGTCGGATTGAGTCGCGGTTCGTAACAGCCCCGTCTTCGACCAAGACGGCAACCGTTACTCGCGCCCCAGCCCCACCCAATCCCGTAACAAGATCGTCTTCCACGGCCACAAAGGACATGGGAGACCCGAATCTCTCGAACGCGGAGTACATGGCACTGAGGCGCAAAGCGTTCCCGAACTCTAGAGTCTTCTAGGGTATCGGGCCGGAGATTGAACCATGCCTAATGCATTACTAACAATCCAGATGATCACCAACGAAGCGTTGGCGGTCCTGGAAACAGCGGAAGCGACAGAGCCCGGCAATTCCAACCTGACCCAGTACGAAGCCCGACTGAAACTTCTGCGGGCCTAACAAAGTTCAAGCCGCAATTCGCACAACCGGCTTAGGCCGACGAGCGGCGGCATGCGATGCAACGAGCGCCAGGGCGTTCGCGGGCACGCGCCAATAAAAAAGGGGAAAACAATGAGCTACGCAAAGCAGCAGCGTGAGAAATTGGCGCGTCAGGCAACTGAACTGCGCGCCATCGTGGCCACGGCAAAGAAGGATGGGGACCGTGGTTTGACGTCGGAAGAGACCGTAAAGTTTGATGCGCTCGAGGCCGATTACACCGCAACAGAGGCCAGCATCAAGCGGGCCGAGAGGGTCGAGTCCATCGACAAGGACCTCCGCACCGTGGCACCGGACCAGATCGCCGCAGTATTGGGCGATGACGTCTATGGCGCCGAGGCCGAGAAGGAAAACAAAAAGCTCCACAACCAGGCGTTCTCGAAATACCTGCGCAGCGGCATGGAAGGCCTGAATGCCGACGAGAAAAAGTACTTTGCGATGCAGTTCCGAGGCGCGCAGCCGAACGGCATCAAGAATGCGCAAACGCTGACCACAACGGGCGGCGGCTACTTGGTCCCGCAGGGCTTCTCTGATCAGCTTGAGGAAGCGCTGAAGTGGTACGGCGAAATCCTGGGCGAGGTTGGGGAGTTCACCACTGAGACCGGAAACCCGCTGCCCTGGCCGACTGAGAACGACACCGCCAACAAAGGGCGCATTCTCGGCGTCAACACGCAGGTGACGGAGACTGATCTTGTCTTTGGTCAGGTGACGTTCAACGCCTACATCTTCACGTCGGACAGCATCCTCGTCCCGCTGGCCTTGATTGAGGATTCCTACTTCAATCTCGACCAGCACATCGCGAAGGTGTTGGGTACCCGCCTCGGTCGTCTTCTGAACAACCAGATGACAGTCGGCACCGGGTCCAGCGCACCGAACGGCATCCAGACGGCGGCTATCGCTGCCGGCAACACGGTGCAGGGCGCGACTGGCGATGCCACGTCGCTCACCTACACCGACCTGGTCGACACGCTGCACCTCGTCGACCCGGCGTATCGCGCAATGCCCTCGGCCAAGTGGATGTTCCACGATTCCACCCTCAAGGTCCTTCGCCTGTTGAAAGACACGGCGGGGCGTCCTCTGTGGCAGCCTGGCATCACTGCGGGCTTCGGCAACGGCTTCCCGGAGACCATCCTGGACAAGCCGTATGTGATCAACAACGACATGCCTGTAATGGCCGCCAACGCCTACTCCGTCCTGTTCGGCGATCTGTCCACCTACAAGGTGCGGCGTGTTGCCAGCGGCACCACAGTGCTGCGGTTGGTCGAGCGCTATGCCGATTACCTGCAGGTCGGGTACATCGGGTTCCTGCGTGCAGACGGCCAGTTGCTGGACGCCGGCACTCACCCGATTGGCGTCTTCCAGAACTCCGCAACCTAACCCAACGGCGGGCGGTCCTTCGGGGCCGTCCGCTTTTTTGAGGTTCCGATGAAAGTTCGCATCCTCGTTTCTATCGCTGGCCTTCCCATGCCTGAATACGGCGTCACGAGCTACTTCGCGCTGCAGGCAGGCGACGAATTAGAGCTTCACGACGAGTTGGCGCAGAAATGGATTGCAAGCGGCAAGGTTGAGTCCATTGAGCCAGTCAAGCCCCGTAACGTGAAACAGCTTGATCCGACCCGATACGACATTCCGGTCAAGAACAAGAAAGCAAAAGGATAATCTGTGGCGCTTCTAACCCTCACCCCGCCAGCATCGGAGCCGGTATCACTCGCGCAGATGAAGAATTTCGCGCGCGTGGACTTCTCCGACGATGACGAGCTGTTCCCGATTCTCATCACTGCGGCGCGGGAATGGTGTGAGGTGTATTGCCAGCGGCGCTTCATCTTGCGCACCATGCGCCTACTGATGGACTTCTTTCCCGGCTATGTTGATTTCAAGTTGGCCGGTCAAAAGGTCAGTTCACCTTTTGTAAGCGGTTCCAATGCTGTTTTAGCTGGCATCCGCTATGCGATCGCGCTTCCATATCCGCGGGTGCGTTGGGTCGTCGATTTTCAGTATCAGGACCAGAACGGCGACGTTCAAGACATGACCATCGGTGTCGGGACGGGCAACTATCAAGAGGACCTTTCCTCACAGCCCGCACGCCTGACGCCTCCATTCGGGCAGATGTGGCCGGTCGCCCGCGTCATCACGAACGCCGTCCAGGTTGACTATGCCACCGGCTACGGCGGAAACATCACTATCGGCATGACCGCAAGCTCAGCGGCCATCACCGGCACAACATTCTATCCGGAGAGTGTCGGCCTATCGCTCTCGGTTCCCGGTGCCGGACCTTCCGGGGCGACGCTTGTAACGACCATCGCATCAGTCGATGACGAAGGCAACGGCACCGCAGCCAATACGGCCGCCACGACGGTCACCGGCGCAGTCGCTTACCTCGGCGATCCGGTTCCATACGCAATCCAGCTCGAAATCATGCGGCTGGCGCTCTATTACTATGAAAACCGCAACTTCTCACCCGACAAAGAATTTATCAACTCCGTAAAGCGGGGCCTGTCTCCCTACCGAGACCTCAGGTTCTAATGCAGACCAAAGAGCAACCGCAGCTGATTGACGCCGGTTCGCTCAATCGCCGCGTTCAAATCCAGTCGCAGATCAGCGGGCAGGCCAGCGATGGCTCAATACTGCAGACATGGACGACGGTCTACACCGGCTGGGCGAATGTCGACGTGCAAAGGTCGCAGCTCATCAATGCGACGGCAGAGTTTGTTTCAAAGGCCACGCACCGGACCTCAAGCATCGTGATTCAACCCAATATGCGCGCCGTCTACACCGAGGCGACCACTGGCGTCGTCCACACCTACAACGTCGAGGCAATCCTAAACCCAGAGCAGCGCAACACTCGTCATCCTGGCTTATGAGTTGAATGCGGCGGAATGATATCTGACGGCATCTTCACCCTGCTATCGACCAACTCCGGAGTCTCGGCCCTTGTGGGGACGCGGGTTTACCCGATGCGCCTGCCCACCGCACCGACGCTCCCAGCGATCACTTACAAGGTCGTCGGCGGCCAAAGCGACGAAACCCTTTCGACGTCAGGGATGCAGAAACAGCGATGGGAGTTCAACTGCTTCGGCGCGACGTATTCGGACGCCAACAAAACACGCGAGGCAGTCAGGCAAGCGCTGAACGGACCCATCAGAACGACCCTAGTCGATGGCGAGTATTTGCAGGAATGCGAGCTGATTCAATACGTGGATTTCGACGAGCCGGACGCCCTGCAATACCGCTGCATGGTCGAGTTTTATCTCTGGTTTGACTTCTCAACCTAAAACCTTTTTCACCCTGGGCTTTCGGGCGCAGGTCATCTTGATTCACCCAGGAGAATGGCATGAGTACGTATACAAATAGCAAAGCGCAGTCTGCGATAGGCGTCGTCCTCGGGATCGGCGCCGTCGCAGGCACTACGGTACCGACTGGCATCACTGCCACGACGGCTTCGGGCAGTGCAGGACTTACAGCGGTCTCCGCTTCAGGAGCCCTTGTCGGGATGGGCGTCAGCGGTGCGGGCATTCCAGCCGGCACGACAGTGATAGCTGTTGGGTCCGGAACCATCACCCTCTCGGCGAACGCAACGGCCTCGGCGACCCTTGTGGCGCTAACCTTCACCCTCGGCTATACGCCAATCTTCGAGCTCGAAGCGGCGCCAATCAGCGGCCAGAAGTGGGACGTTGAGTCGACGACCAACTTCCAGTCTCTGTCGAACAAGGAATACCTCAAGACGCTGCTCGACTCCGGCAAGTTGGCACTTTCGGGCAACCGCGTATCCACCGACGCGGGCCAGACAGCACTCAAAGCGGCCTTTCTCGACAACGCGAACAACTATGGCTTCCAGCTCACCTACCCGCTTGAGAAGGGGCAGGTATCCACCGGCGACACCGAGGTATTCAATGCCTTGGTCGAGTCTTACGACACCACGATCAGCGTCGGCAAGGTGATCAAGATTTCGGTCAGCCTGCAGCGCACCGGCAACCCCACCTTCACCGAAGGCAGCTAAGTTCCTCCGAGGGCGGCGGGTTTTCCGTCGCCCTTTCTTTTCCAACCCTGAAAACTGGAAGGAATTATGCCGAAGCGAAAACCGCGATGGGATATCGAAAACACCCCGCTCCCTCCGCCAGATCCAACCGTCCAGACCAGCGAAGTCGTTATCGGAGAAAAGGTCTATCGCCTCTGCCTTACTACCCGCGCACTTGCCCAGGCAGAGCGCGAACTGGTTGCAGCAGGGCATGACGTGATGCTGTTGCGGGCCTTTCCGCTGCGGCTGACGCTCGATAGTATTCTGCTGCTCTTCGCTGCATCAATCAGGAAGTTTCATCCAGAAGTCGGCTTTGAGGAGGCAATCGACCTGGTAACACCGCCTTACATCCATGCCGTCGCTCTGGCGCTGGTTGAGGCGTGGAACAAGTCGATACCGGCACCTGAGAAAAAGGCAAACCCTACCGAACCCGGAAGCAAACCGAAAAGCTAAACCGGGAAGACGTCTGGCTCCGATTTTGGTCGCACGCACGCTTTGACCTCGGCCTTTCCGACGAGGAATTTTACGAACTCACGCCGCGGCAGATCGACGCCGTATCAAAAGGTTACCGCGAGCGAACCGAAGAGCAGGAATTTCTCTTTGCGCAGATGGCGGCCTGCATCGTCAATTTCAGCATGGTGCATCCAACGGAGCCGGTAGAAGTAAGGGATTTCATGCCGTCTGAGATGCGCAAGCGGGCAGCGGCGAAGCCAGAACGAATCAACCGTAAGCAGATCGTAGAAGAGACACGCAAGTTTTTCGCAGCTCTGCGGGGTAAGAAATGATCGAACAAACCGGCATCGCGGAGATGAAGGCTAAGATGCTGGCAATGCGCCAGAACGTCAGTGGGCCGATATCGAAGCGCGCGGTTCGCGCTGGCGGCAATGTTATCAAGGCTGCCATGGTCGAACGCACGCCGATCAATGCCGAAAAGAACGCCGGGAGTAATTCGTTGGAACCGGGAGCGATAAAGGCGGATATCAAGGTTCGTTTTCCGGCACAGGAGAACGCTCAAGAGACAACGGCGATCATCGGGCCGGGAACCAAGACGGGGTACGCGGCGCGCTGGGTTGAGTACGGGCACCGCATGGTAAGCGGTGGTCAGTCGAAGGTCGGTCCAGACGGAAGGACTCGCGGGCCGGGCAAGGCTGGCGTGGACGTGCCAGCGCATCCGTTTCTACGGCCTGCGTATGAAGCGAGCCTACATGCAGCGCAGGATGCAATGGCGGCAGAAGCAGCCAAAGGGTTACAGGAGAGCTAATGCCAACTTCGACACTCGGCGATGTAAGCGCACGCCTTACACTCGACACAGCTTCGTTCGATGCGAAGCTGAAAACGTCGGGCGAAGGGCTGGATCGCCACGCCGCACTGACAGAGAAGGCATCCGAACGGGCAAGGGCAGCGTGGGAGAAAGAACTCGTCGCCCAGGCCAATGCTCAGCATAAGTAAGAGGATTGAATCCTGCGTAAACAGTGACTTCAAACAGGAGACGCAATGATGAGACAACACAACGCGGAAAACGAACGAATCAAACGCCAGTATTTTAGCTATCTGAAGGAGGCGAAGCGTTACAGCGAGGTAACTGTGGACGCGGTAGCGAAAGCCTTGAATCGGTTCGAGGAATACACAAAATACCGAGACTTCAAGCTGTTCCACTCTCAACAGGCGATCGGCTACAAGAACCACCTGTACCACCAGAAAGGGGAGAGATCCAGCGAGAGACTAAGTAAGGCCACCCTGCACGCAACTCTCACCCAACTTAAGCACTTTTTCCACTGGCTGGCAGGACAACCAGGATACAAATCGCGATTTCAATACTCGGATTCAGAGTATTTCAACCTCTCGGAGAAGGACACCCGGATAGCCACCGCACAGCGAGAACAAAGAGCACCGACCATCGACCAAATCAAGCATGTTCTGAACTCGATGCCCTCCGCAACCGAGATCGATCGCCGCAACCGTGCCTTGATCGCTTTTGCGCTTCTCACCGGCGCACGAGATAGCGCCATTGCCTCTCTGAAACTAAAGCATATGGACCTGGTCGGCGGATGTGTCCACCAGGATGCACGAGAGGTGAACACGAAGTTCAGCAAGACCTTCGACACTTTCTTCTTTCCGGTAGGCAATGAGATCGTTCAGATTGTGGAGGAATGGATTGGTTTTCTCCGGAAAGAGAAGCTCCGGGGGAACGACGACCCGCTCTTTCCTCGAACAAAGATCGCGCTGACCGCAGATCGCCATTTTGGAGCGGCAGGACTCGATACATCCCACTGGAGCAGCGCCTCGCCGATACGAAGCATCTTCCGTGAAGCCTTCCAAAACGCAGGCCTCCCGTACTTCAATCCTCACAGCTTCAGAAATACCCTTGCCCGGCTCGGTCAGGTGGTCTGCCAGTCGCCAGAAGAGTTCAAAGCATGGAGTCAAAACTTAGGGCATGAGAAGGTTTTGACCACGTTCACTAGCTATGGAAAGGTTAGTTGTGACCGCCAAGGAGCGATCATCCGTGCCCTAGGAGTCCCTAAACAGACCGCACCCGGCGTCGAGGACTTCGCAGAAGCAGTGTTCAGAAAGATGCGCGACTCTGGTATCGGTTGTTCGGCTGGTTAAGTTCTAAAAGAAGTCCGCACCCCTTCGTTATCTTGCAACTCTATCGAAGGTGAGGACCTTGCCCCCACGCTGCCTGCGTTCTAGAAAATCCGCCCAGTCCTGCATCATTTTGGCGCGGGCCTTCAAATGGAGCGCGTGGTTGTAGGCGGCACTGACAGCATTCCTTGGAGCGTGTGCGAGTTGCAGTTCGATGTGCTGGTGATCGTAGCCCTGCTCGTGGAGGATGGTTGAGGCAATGCCGC